TACCACTGGTCATCTTTTCACCAGTAGTTACTGCTTTACTAATTTCTTCCCCTACACCAGTAATAAGACCGGGGAAAGCTAACTCAGTCTGACCAGAAAGGATAGCTTCTTTACCAGTCACACCCTCTGGCTTGGTGAAAGGAAGGATACCCATTCTGGTTCTACCTTCCGGTACAGCCGTAGATTCCTCGTAAACATCAGCAGCCTTTCCACCAAGGGTGTTAGCTTTAGTCCATTCATCACGAAGGAACTTAGCTTTAACTGGGTCAGTACTATCATAACCCATTTCCTTGATGTAGAACTCAAAGTCCTCTGCATCCATTTCGAGAGGGTTGCTGCTCACAGCAAGACCGCCCTCAGAAAAAGAAGGTCTCATCTTAGGTCTTAAAGAAGTCTCGACAGCGGTATCCTCTTGAGTACTAGGCAGACCCTCAGGCTTAGATACTGGGCGCAAAGACCGGGTAGGTGCTAAAGGATTATCAAGGTATTGCTCTACTTCTCCAAAGAGTTTACCCATTTCCGTGTCTTTAGGAGTAGCTTCTGTTTCAGAAGAAGTTGTTCTTTCAGGACGTGCTACTGGCCTTGGAGAGGATACAGGGGTCAAAGGATTATCAAGGTACTGTTCAATGTCTTTTGATAGTTTTGCAATCTCCGGGTCTTGCTCAGGTCTTGCCATAGGACGTAAAGAAGTTTCAGGAGCTAACTTTCTTTCAGGGAGTGTCTCAAAGTACTCAACGATTTCCTTTGAGAGTGCCTCAATCTTTTCGTTCTTTTGTTTTGGCTTAGAACCTAAACCTTCAGGTCTTGTCTTAGGGCGTGTGGGGGAGAACTGCTCTTGGAGAACTTCGGCAACAACAGGGGACTTTTTTCTTCCCTTGCTTCCTACCGTTTTAATAGGTTCTTTAGGTCTCTCAGCCTCAAACGCCTCAGAGATGTTCCCTAAGTCAATCTCAACTTTTCTTGCAGTGTCCTTCTCAGTACCTTCGTAATCCCTACTACCTAGTAAGAACCCTACGTTCTCAGCAAAAGACATATTGTCCGGTCTGTTTTCCCAAGAACTTACAAGAGCATCTTTGAGATTAATACCAGCCTCTTCGAACTCCTCAGGAGTAAGGACTTCACCCTTTTCAAAGTCTGCGTAGAAGTTAAAATCGTACTGATCTTTAAGCGTGATGTTACCAGCATCATCCATCTTAATGACAGCTTGTCCAATGACGTACTTTAATTCATCAACAGGAGAAAGGTTCCCCAGCTTAGTAAAAAGGTCAGGAGAAGTTTGTCCTTTGCGGATATTATAATCAAACTCAGAGCCGTACTCATTGTAGTCTTTATCAGTAACTCTGATAGACTCACCCGGAGTAAGACCTTTGTTTTCAGCGATAATTCTTAGTGTTTCAATAGCCTCAGGAGTAAAGTTTTTATTAGTAAGGGGCTTGCTATCGGTGATGTACTTACCAATATTTGCGTAGATAATATCTGCGAGGAATGCACGGGAAGGACTACTCAGAAGAGCGTCAAGGTACTTCCTAAAAGAAGACGTTTTAGTAGGAGCAGTTCTGGTATCTCTGCGAGACTTACTACTAGCCATTAACCTTATCCCTCAAAGAAATCATTTTTCTTAAAGCTTTTACTTCACCCTGTAGACGGAACAAGTCAGAGGTATCTCTCATCTGTTCCATCTGCTTGTGACAGGAAGCAATGTACAGGTTTACTTCTTCTGTGAAGCTTTCCCAGAGTTCCGGGTTGTTCACAAACATTTTGAGTTTGCTGTTAGCCATTACTGAACCTGTCCACCTGTGTTAGCTGCGAAGCCCTGTTCTCCCGGTACAGGCGCTGTCCCTGTGCCTATGGTACCTCCCCCTGCACCAGTCATGTCTTGTGCCTGTGCTCCCGCTGGAGGTTGCTGCCCGGGGGTACCTGCTACCTCACCTTGGGCTACTGGTGCAGCCTCAGGGTTTTGCTCTTGGAACTTCTTGAGTATCTCAGCTTGGATAGCTGCATCACTCATGGAGTTAACAACCTTATCTGGGTCGAGGTCCATGCTCTTAGCAATCTCACGAATGATGTAGTCCATCTTAGCGAAGGGTGCCAAGGCAGGGTTCTGTACGACACCGAGAAGCTGCATAAGACGCTGAGAACGTACTTCGTTAGCCATGAGGGATTCAGTACCAAGGGCCTTAACGTCGAGGTCACCCTTGATTTCTTCATCGTAGTCAAACTGCATATTGAAGTGAAAGAAAGCCTTAGCGAGGGGACCAAGGAGGTAGTCATCCACGTTCTTCACTACGTTACGGATAGAGCCGTTAGCTGCACCCATAAGCATAGAGATGCCAGATGCTGTACGCCCAACACCACTTACACCAGTCTGACCATGAGCAAACGAAGGGAAGCCAGTAGATTCATCTGCCAGCATCCTAGCTTTATCGAACATCTGCATGTTTTCATTCGACACGTTAGGGAAACTGGTGCCGAAGATAGCTTGACCCGGTGCCCCACCCTGCCGACGAAATACTTTGCCGGGATACACGGAGAGGTCTTGTCCGGGGACGAGGTTCGTCTCGTCTACCTCAATAAGAAGATTACCAGACAGTGCTGCGTTATCTACAGCCATTCTCATGAAGCCATTCATAAGAACCTGAGTATCTTCCATATTCTCAGCAATGCCAACCCCAAAGAAGCTGTAGGGGTTAACCTCATAAGGAACTGCGTAGTACGGTAAGTATTGTGGTGTGAAAGGGTTCATAACAAGACGGAGAACCTGTCCGTTACAAATCCAAATGTTAACAGAGACCTGATCGTAGTCTTTCATTTCTTTGGGAATGTCTACGTCATGATCCTCAAGGATATCTACATCGACATAGCCCCAGAACTCTAACACTTCGAAACGCTCAGCTTTAGACTCTTGGCTGTCATCCTCCATGACTTGCTCCCACCACTCACGGGTATAGGACTCACCAAGCTCAATGGCTTTGTCGATAGCAGTCTCTCTAAAGAACGGTCTACGCTTCAAGGCTCTCATCTGAGTACGAGACATCTTGTGACGTTCAACCACGTACTCTGCTTCGTCCATGTTAGCTGCGTCAGGGTCAGGATAGAAGTTCCAGATAGACACATGAGCAGTCTTAGGGATAGTCTTGAAGACAGGATCGTAGTTACCTGTTTCATCCCAGTTAGGGTACTCTTTGTCTTCTGCAAAGGGTCCCTTCATAACACCAGTTCCAAAGAGAGCGCACTCGAAGGCTGCGTTACGGAGTTGCTTGTTAGCGTTGGACTCTTCTAGTTGGTCATGAATTTTCTTTTCCATCTTCTTTGCTGCAATCATAGCAGGATGGAAAGTGATAGAGCTAGGGGAGTTACCTTCTCCTTCCTGCAACATATCTGCTACAGGCTCTAACTTCTTCTTTAGACCACCAAGACGCTCTTTGAGGTCCTGCATAGTCTCACCGGGACGTAGCCGAGTGTCTTCTTCTGTAGGACCCTGAGGAGCACCACTCTGCTGAGCGTCCCTAATGCTTTTGTCTGACTCAAAAAATACTGACTCAGCGATGCCCTCAGGTAATGTAGTGGGATCAATACTGATAGGGAACTTGTTATTCCCGAAAAGTACTTCAACAATCTGTCCGTAAGCTGCAAGGACTTTGGTCTTGGTAATCTTTACAAAAATTCTCGACTTCTCAGTGGAGGTAAACTGAACGTCAGAGCCGTAGATACCACGGAAATTACGGTAGGCTTTAATCCAACGCTGTTCATCTCCGTACCGACCATCTTCTGCTCTCTTGAACCTTTCCTCAACGAGAGACACAATCTGACCAACGGCAGGGTCAACATCATCGTCTTTACTATCCTTAATGTACGAGGACTCTAACTGGTCCATGTACATCGAATCGTCTAAGTTTGTGCTAGTATCAGACATGTCTTAACCTTGTATCTAGTACCCGAAGGTAGAATCAGCGGCTTGGAAACCAGTGCGTTGGCTGTCAGGGTTGTAATCAAATAGGTGGCTTCTGGGTCTTGTCATAACACCGTACCGTAAAGCATCGTACAGGTGGTCTTCTGCTTTAGTATCAACATCCTCAGGGTTTCTTTTGTCTAAGGGAAGAGAGGGAAGTTGAGCGATTAGGCTACGGCAGTTATCGAAGATCACTAGGCTAGGTTCTTGTGTGAACTCATCCACCTGTAGTCTTCTGTGTATCTCGTTCTTACCTGCTACCCGAGACCCTTTCGATCTGTCAGATGGTCTCCAGCGGCAACCCTTCATAATCATCTGTTCTGCGAGGGAAGGACCTGTATCACCACGTCTATGCCAGAGAGAGGAGTCAAGGACACCGTACCGTATCTTCTCACCGTCTTCTGCCTGAAGTATCATATCAGCGAGGTCAGTGGCAGTTACCTTAGATACGTACATTTCCCGGTACACAACCAACTGGTCAGAAGGGGTAACAGCAAACCAAAGAACACCAGTGTAAGAGCCATACCCGTAGTCACATGCTCTGAACCTTGCCCACCCATGAGGGATATCGTAGGGCTTTACTACATGGATAGACGGGTTAAACTCGGTAAATGCTGCACCCTCTGCGACACTCCAGTCACCCTCCAGTAACTGTCTTCTTTGATGTTCAGGGAGAGAAAGAAGGTTAGCTTCGTACATCCCGTCCCCTGCTAGGTAGGGGTTGTCGAAGAGAGTAGCAGGGATAAACCTACGCTTAAATAACGGTTGTCCCTCACGGGAATGACCTTTAGGCCATGTGATAGTCTTACCTTCGTCGTCTACCGCCCAGAACGAAGTATTCCACGGGGCTGGGTCGATGAATAACTTCTTGACCCAACTGTGACCGGGACCGCCGGGGTTGCTTGTAGCTCGCATATATAACGGCAAGCCCGAAGCTGAAGTAGTACGGAGACGAGAACGCATATAGTTCCAAGCATAAGGACTCCCCCATTGAGTTAGTTCGTCAAAACCAATCCAACTAAATGCCTGACCTTGGTACCTCATAACGTCTTCGTCACGGTCAAGGTAAGACATCCAGAGAGTAGCACCAGATGGTGTCACCCATGTCTTGTCTCGCTCCATAAACTTAATACCGGGGATAGCCTTAGGGTATAACTGTTTAGAGACCGAGATGAGTTCCCTTAGCTCTTCTGTGCTTCTACGTACTAGAAGCCCTCTGAACTGTGGATTATTGAAGTATCGTACTGGGTCAGCTACCATTGAGTAACTTTTGCCACCACCTGCTGCACCACCATATAGAACCTCTTGTTCAGACGAAGCAAGGAAATCTGTTTGTGGTCCGGGGTTAGGCTGGAAGATTACTTTCTGTGCGGCACCTGTGTCAATCTTCGGAGGTACTGCTGTCGCTGGAGTCAAGGTAGTCGAAGTAGTTTCTGTCGAACTCTTCTTCTGATCTGTGTTTGTCACCTTTGAAGAAGATGTGGTCTTTCGGGATGTCCGCCGCTTTCCTGCCCCCGATTCTCCGCTCGATTTTTTCGTGCGACTCGACTGCCTCTTTGTATAATTTTGCATATCGTCTAAAATTATTCGCGGCATGTTTTCTTCTTGTTTCTATTAGGCAACGCTTAGACAGACCTACATGGGATATCTCTCTGCCTGATTCCTCAGAAAGCCATGCTGCTACTTGACGGAGGCTGTAGTCCCTGAGAAGAATCTTAGCCTTCTCTAGCAGTTCTAACTCTTCTGGGATAGGCAGCAAAACCTTATCATCTTCTGGGTCTTGCTTATAACCGAAAGGAATGTGTCTACCTACTCTTACAACAGGGTGCCAGACAATCTCTCCGTTTGGCCCTTTGGAAGGTCTGTCAGGTAGTTTCCAAGGTTGTTCCTTTACGCTTGGCATAATAGTACAGTACTCTTAGTAGTCTGTCAAGACTCTTTATTCTTTGCTGGTAGGATAAATACAGGTTCTTCAGCTTTTACCTCTACCTTCTCAGTCTTAGCGAACCCTGCTCTATCTAAAAGGTCCTT